AAAAAAGCCACATAGCAAAACGCTATGTGGCTTCGTCACCACACTTCGGCTACTCTTCGTCAAGTAGCCGAAGTTCTCTCAGTAGCGGATACGCAAGTCGCTGCGTATCCGCTTTGGACAGGATATACCTGTCCACCTTCCAACAATTACCATGCTGTGCCGTCCGATACACTTCAACAGCCACAGCTTGGATGAATGGCCGCTCTCCGCGTGTACAGTCCAGGAACAACTGGATTGTGACGCGCGAGAACCACTCGTACTCATTGTGGTCTTCTTCGAAGACCACCTTTTCAATATGGTGGTACGAGCGGCTGTCGTTCCATGTTGGTGTTGGGCTTAGGCAGTCGCATCTTACTACCCAAGCGAGACGCCATCCAGAGATGTCGACGCCCCGCTCGATGGCCGACGATATAATGTCGTCGGCCAACGTTGGTGCGATGTGGTATTGTCTCATCTTGCCTTCCTCCATTCTATATTCTTTTTTCAATGTTCCGAGTGAGCGGTTTCCTCTCACTCTTCGGTGATACCATCGTACCATATATCCTCTATATGTCAACTGTTTTGCAATTCTTGCTATTCTGAATATTCAGACATGTATACATAAGCGTTCTATGTGGATAACTATTGTGGATAACTTGTGGATATGTGGATAAGTTGTGGATAAGTGGATAGTGATATATATATGCTGGTTATGTATAGATATTGTCTAGAATTGTTTATAATTGTATAGACAAATAGTAATAGTGAGAGTGTAACATATCCTCTAACATTAAATTTACATTATATACACTAAACTATATACACCAGTATATTTACTAAGCTATATATACATGGTATTTATATATATTTATATACCACTACACTAAACTTTACCATACTAAATAAACCAGTTAAGTATGTATGATTCACTGTAGTGTATATTAGTGTATATGTGTTACGTACACTATTAAGCTGGTTAATATTGTGTAAGTGTATGTGGTAAATGGTAATGGCGGGTAATTGTGGTAGTTTACTGTGTTGTGGAAGGGGGGGTAGGCTCCCCCATGCGTGCGTGCGTGTGGCGTATAAAACACACACACGCTATATAATAAAAATTTTATAAATTATAACCAGTAAAATTGCTATTAACATTGCCATATAAGGTTTATATTGTATAATAAACATATAGGCTATTATTGGGGGTGTATTTTAGTGGATTGGAAAGACGGGTTTCCTAGAGATGGGATTTATTTTGAGACAGAGAACGGCATTTTATATCATGGCGACTGTTTGAGTGTGCTTAATGCTTTCCCTAAAGAGAGTGTGGACTTAATTGTCACAGACCCTCCATATGGGGTTAGCTATAAAACCAAACATAGGAAAGATAAAACGCATAAATTCAATTTCCCTATAAAAAACGATGATAGCGTAGAAGTAGCTGTAAAAGCAATTCCACTATTTGCCGAATGCTTAAGGTCCGATAGGGCGATTTATGTTTTTAGTAGTTGGAAGACACAAGAATACTTTAAGGCAGCTTTAAATAAATACCTCAAGCTAAAAAATATAATTGTTTGGGTAAAAAATAACTGGGCTGCTGGTGATTTGCTTGCTGGCTATGGATATCAATATGAGGTTATCTTATACGCAAATAAAGGCAGGGCTCCATTAAAGGGCAAGCGATATTCAGATGTGTGGCATTGCAAAAGAGTGTCTGGCAAGTTACAAAAACACCAAAACCAAAAACCAATTGAGTTGATTGAAAGAATGTTAGAAAGCCATTCAGAAGAAGGGGATATTGTATTAGACGCATTCGCTGGGAGCGGTTCCACATTGGTGGCTTGCGAGCGATTGGGTAGACGCTGGATTGGAATAGAACTCGAAGAAGAGTATTGTGAGACAATAAAAGAGAGAATACTCTCAATCTCTAAGTAGATAAACAAATACCCTCATAAGGGTTTATATATTCCCTCATAAGGGTATTATAATAATCTTTAAAACTATAATATTCTTTCGCCCTCAAACCTCAAAGGGCGGCAAATATATATATACAACATGCACCAAAATTTGTCAAGTCATTTTTTACCATTTTTGACCAAAAACTCAAAACTCAACAATAGAAGGGTCTATTTTAAATTTCAACCCTCAAGTAGGGTATTTATACCTTTTTCGAAAAGATGACCCCTCTACGTGGCTAAAAATGGCCTTAAATGGAAAATTTCAAAGACACCTTATCCCTTATTTTGGTTTGTCGGAAGACAAGACTTGCATTGCACACAAGATTGTGATATAATTATTTTGGGGTGATATAGATGAACTACTGGGATAAAGACAGTAACGGCAATTGGTTCCTCTATGGAGGTAAGGCTGATGAAGAAAGTAACTCGCAGGAAAGATGTATTGAACGTAAAGAAGTTCAAGTTAATGGGAGGTCCCGAAAATGCCAAAGGGCTACGAAAAGATAAGGGACAAGCTCATGAAAGAGGGGATGAGCAAGGAGGCGGCGCAAAGGAAAGCCGCTAGAATTTGGAACTCTAAACACCCTAATAGCCCTGTAGGCAAAGGTGAAAGGAGGAAAAAGAAATGATATTTGAGGGTTCTGTTGGAGCTCAAGTTATCAAAGCTATGTTTGCTGTAGCTCTACTTGGTGGTTTTATTTATTTCATGAAGTTCCACAAAAAGAAAAAGGAGTAGTATTTTACAGGGAAAACGAAGGGCGTAAGTTGGGGACAATGCCATAAGAGAGAGCGGGCGAGGGTGGGGCCCGTGGCATAAATACTAGGTGGTGATGCAATGGACAAACTACCAGAGATGCCTGACCATGTCAAAAGATATTATGACTACTACCTGGCACTAGGGCCAGAAAGAAGCCTTAACAAGGTTTATCAAGACCTCGGTGGATATTCCTATCCAGCAATCCGCAAATGGTCAATCAAATACAAATGGCGAGAAAGGCTGGCTAGAGACCTAGGCGAGTTAAGCGATATAGACTTAGAGCTTGATAGCAAGTCCCTTAATAGAGATACTCTTAAAACCATAGACAAGATTATCAAGAGCATACAGAATAGACCAGAGAAGACCGAAAAAGATGCTGCGGCTCTGTATAAGCTAATCGAGCTGAGAGCAAGGATAGCCCAAAAAATAGACGAGGCAGAAGAAAAAAATAGGCTAAAAATAGCTGGAGAGTTTGTTCAAAAACTAGTAGCAGCGCTGGAGGAAGAGCTTGCAAACGTTGAAATTATTGAAGCCAAAGCTAAAAGCTAAATACTTTTACCTGAAACTGTTCAAGAAAGTATGTCAAACCGGAAACGATAGGGTAGCGATAGAAGCAGCGCGCTGGCTCTGTCGTAATGATTTATTTTTCCTCATGGTCTACGTTCTAGGAAGGCAAGATATAGACAAACCTCCCAAGCCAACATTCAACACAAACTGGGGCTTTGATAGGTGCAGAGATGTACAGGAACACCCAGACGGACACCTCGACCTATGGGCTCGAGAACACTTCAAAAGTTCGATAATTACATTTGGATTAACTATCCAAGAGATACTGAAAGACCCCAACATCACTATAGCAATCTTTTCTCACAAGCGAGAAATAGCCCAAGGCTTCCTACAGCAGATTAAAAGAGAGCTAGAAACCAACGAATTGCTAAAAGCTCTGTTCCCAGACATACTGTACGAGAACCCGAAAAAAGACTCACCGAAGTGGACGAACGATGCAATTATAGTCAAGCGTGACGCAAACCCAAAAGAGGCAACAATCGAAGCCTGGGGGCTTGTGGATAACCAGCCTACTAGCCGACACTTTGATTTGATGATATACGACGACGTTGTGACTCGTGAAAGCGTAAGCACCTCCGAGATGATAGAGAAGACCACGTCGGCATGGGCAGACTCGCTAAACCTGTCCAAGGCTGGCGGTCGCATAAGATACATAGGGACACGTTGGGCGCTGAGAGACACGTATAGCGAGATAATAAAACGTGGAGCTGCTAAACCAAGGATATATCCGGGGGTTCTGCCAGACGGGACGCCGGTCTATTGGGACAAAGAAGAGGTTGCATTCAAGCGAGAAGCTATGGGACCTCATACGTTTGCATGCCAGATATTGCTCAATCCATCTGCTGCCGTTGAGTCGTCCTTTAGGCTGGAGTGGTTGAAGTTTTGGGAGCCAGACAACCTAGAGGGACTGAACATATACATCGTTGTCGACCCAGCTGGAAGCAAAAAGAAAGACCGAGACTTTACGGCAATGGTGGTCTTTGGCATAGGCACAGATGAGGTCTATAGGGTAATTGACATGGTTAGAGACAAATTAAACCTAGAAGAGCGCACAAGCACACTTTTCAGTCTTGTCAAAAAATACAGGCCTATTTTGGTTGGGTATGAGCAGTACTCCATGCAGGCTGATATTGAGCATATACAGTACGTCCAAAATAAGATTAATTACATGTTTAACATAGTTCCGCTAAGCCTCAAAGTGGCGAAAGCCGAGCGTATAGCATGGCTAATCTCGCCGTTTAAGAATGGTCGCATACTTTTGCCGCAGTCAATAATCAGGCGTAATTGGGAAGGCGTGGAAGAGGACGTCGTAAAAACATTCATCGACGAAGAGTATTCTGTGTATATTCCCGGATTGCAAATGCACGATGATATGCTTGACTGCATGGCGAACATGTTTCACCCAGACTTAGGAGCATCTCCGCCTATGGAGTATACGGAGATGCAGCGCGAAGTAATAAATAATTTTGACCCTTTTGTAAATGAGAATTTTATGATATAATTAAATAACAACAAAATTGTTATGGGGGGATTAAAGATGAGTTTGGCGCCAATAGTGGGACTTTTGACGGCTGCGGCTCCTGTTGTTGCGGCTTATGCAGCTATTAAGGCAGCCACTAGCGCTCCCAGCGCTCCTTCGAGCGCTCCTTCGGCAGAGGATATTGTTAGAGCTCAAGAGAAAGCGACAAAAGAAAGCACGCTAAAGCCACAGATGTCGCAGGATGAAGCGTCTATAACCGCTGCCGAAATAGCTAGAGAAACTGCCGCAAAAAGGAGACGGAGCGGGTATATGTCCACATTGCTCACGACTGGAGGAATGCAGCTTGGTCTTGGCAATCAAGCTAGCGTTTCCAAGAAAACCTTGTTAGGGGCGTAGCCATGGAGGAGCGGACTCTTAAGAAAATACTAGAGAGATATAACCAGCTAAAAAATATACGCACTCCTTGGCAGGGGCATTGGGCGGAAATATCAGACTACATTATCCCGCTTCAAAACATTTACCCCAGAGCCAGAGGTGGGAAGCGAACAACTTACATCTACGATTCAACTGCCTTAAGAGCCCTATCTAGACTTGCTGCAACCCTCCACTCTATGTTAACCAACCCCTCTCAACGCTGGCTTGCAATTAAGACTAATCCGATGGAGCTAATGAGCCTCAATGAAGTTTCAAGATGGGTGCAAGCAATAGAGGATATAAGTTTGGAGGCTATAAA